TAACCACAACTATCTCTATCAAGCAGCGATCGCGAGTCGTGGGTGGGGAAACTGCTTGACCTCGTAGCCGTCGAGCAGACAGCCACCGTCGTCGTGGTGTAAGCCGCCGACCTGTTTGAAGAAGTGCGCCACGCCAAAGCCTTGGCACTGGCGATCGATGTCGCGTACCCAGTCGAGGTCAAACTCTCGATGGCCAGGCCCACTCTCGCCGCCGGTAATCACCCAGTTGATGCGCGGCATCCAGCGCGTCAGGTTGAGCGGCCCGAGCAGTGGCTCAGCACTGATGAAGTGAACGACAGCAGGCACCTCGAGCAGTGCTTCGATTCGTACCTCGGCCCACTTCTGGAGCTCGATGCTCGTGCCTAGCCATACGTTCGGTCGCGGTTGCTTCAGCCACTCGGCCGGCAGCATGCGCTTGATGTTCATGGGTCGCTTGGTCAGCAGGAGCCAGTCGAGGTACGGCGTCTGTTCGATCATGCGCCACAGCCGATCACGCGCGAGATCCATCGACGGGTTGAACTCGAACACGTCGGACATGCTTGCGCTGAACACGAGTCGCCGCTGGCCACCACGTACTGATGGCACCCAGTTCTTTTTCCAGATGGTGTCGTTCGCCGCAGCTTTTCGGTTCCAGCGTAGGGGTGCTTTCCAGTTCGCCTCGCTCGTCACGAGCCGATCGCTCGTTGCTGGTGGACCCCAGTAGCCGGCTCCGCGCGTGAAGTTCGTCCAGGTCCTGGCGTAGCAGTGGTCGCAGCCTTCCGACACTTCGTTGCAGCCCCACCATGCGTTCCAAGTGTGGTCGGTCCAGAAGATCCGTGTTGTGTCACCCATCAGCGATCTCCCATCGAAATTTTGATCGACCTAAGCACGATTCTGTCTTTCAACGCGGGACATCACATAAGGACTATTTGCATGTGAAGACCTGCCCAACGAACCTGTAACTCTGATTCGAACCGGCTCACAATCGCCGCCACCTCGGCTTGCATGGTTTCCATGCTCTCTCCAAGCCGCTCTGCCTCAGTCGGATGCTCATCGCTATTGATTCCGGTGTAGACACGTACGCTGTACTCAGCGAACGGAAGGCTCCCACACATCTCGCAACGCTTCTCGTCAGTCACGGCAGTTTTCCCAGAATCGTGACGCCCAGGTTGATGATGGGCACACTGAGCGCCACGACTAGGACAAGGAGCACCAGCAGTTGACGCCAGAACGCCGTGTTGATGTCGCGCGAGATGCGGGTCTCGAGCTCGGAGATGCGGTTGATGATGCGGCCCTCAAGTGCTTCTAGCTGGGCATGAGTGACGTACTGCGGGTGCTCGTGGTCGGCCGCGGCTGTCGTGGTCATTCAGTCTCCACTCTCTATCCGGATGGCAGCCGACTCGCGATCTGGTTCAGCGCCAATGAGATGGACGCGAAGTACGCGGCGCAGACCGCGGCGTTGACGGCGATAACCGTGATCACGCTGGCCAGCATCCAACGCCAACTCGGGATGGCATCGAGACGTGTTTTGATGACGGCGAGGTCACGTTCGATGGCTTGCAAGCGATCCTCGATAGCGCGAAATCGGACCTCGTAGCGGTAATCGGGATCGAGAGCGGTCATGTCTTGCCTCTTCTCATCTTAGTCGCTGCGGTAGCGAGCGACTGCCGCGAGACGCTCGTCATCAGTGCGACTCTGCCAATCGAGGATCAGGATGTTGACCAGGTCGCCCAGTGGAATGCGCGACCTGGCCGACTCAACGAACAGCCAGTCCCACAGAGCTCCTCGTACACCACGTACGGTCACGATGCGTCGTTGTTCGGGGTCTTGCTGCACTTCACCCGCCAATGGAACGCGCCTGTCCCACAGCACAGGCGCCAGAATTGGTGGGAGTATTAGCAAGCAGACCACGATTGTTGTCGCTAGCAAGTCGACTCTGCATGGAATGTATGGCGAGTCAGACTGGCTAACCATGGCGGCCATGATTAATCTGGCCGCCATGTCAGACATGCGTGTTCTGTTAAACAGCGGAGCCAAATAAAAAAGTGATTGCCACATGTGGCGATTCAGCACAGCAGCCATGCTCGCTTCGCCTTGTTTCCCCTCACCTTGGCGGATGTCCTTGCGGTTGGACCCAGACCACGGGGGCGATCACCTCATAGCGGCTGCACAACACGGGATTTGAGCCGTTGTGACCATCGCCGTCACCCCAGAGTCCTTCGATTCCGTCGCGGTTTTTCCAAACCTTGACGACCATTCCTCCGTCTTCAACGCTGTCGTAGGCAGTGATGTCATAACCCCACACACGTGCAAGCACGACACGTCCTATGCGGGGAGGCATGTCGGGATTGGCCCACACGGTGTCGCCGTCGTGGATGTCTCGATTGGCCAGACTTTCTCCTTTGATACGGATGCCCTTGCCGTTCGGGCCAATCAAACGCTCTTCCCCTATGGGTGCGTAATCGTGATCCACAGGGTCAGGTGCACTGAATGCGTCACGTGGGTCTCCACAGGCGCCCCACTGGTAGATCGGCAGGAGTGCCGTCCCTGGTGGTCGCAGATCCTCGAGGAAGCCCTCGACGTTGGACTCGAACGCATTGATTCCATTCCGCAGTGCTCCGTCGGTGGGTAATAAGCGGAATGGCTTACTGAAGAACGAGTCCTCGTCAGAAAAGCCGAGAGCGAGCATGATCCTGCCGCGGGTTGCAGGGCGCGGGTCAAGTTTCCCCCCTTCTATGCGCCAGATCGTCGTAGCGCTCATGCCGGCTCGCTTGGCCAGCTCGTCACGACTCCAGCCACGACCCTCGCGCACAACTTGCACGCGCCTTGCCCAGTCTTGCCCGTTGGACATAGGTAGGACATCAGAATACGACTAAGCGTTGCGCTTACGCAATGCACGCCATGCAGATTGTGAGTGATTCGTGCGCCAACGGCGCATTGCTCCATCGTTGCGTAAACGCACGGTTAACGGCAAGTCACGAAACACCCTCAATTGGGCAGTCTTCGGGGATTGCTCTGGCGCAATGTGCCGCACTAGACTGCACGCTCAGGCATGCTGATCAGTGCGATGCGCGCCTTTCTGTCTCAGCTCGATGCGCGCCTTGAGCAGGATGGCTTTCACAGCGGCGCCCAGAAGGCGGCCGCGCTCGGTGTCCACCCTGCTACCTGGAGTCGCACCACCCGCGGCCTAGCGCGTTTCTCCGCGCCCATCCTCGAGGCCGGCTTATCCCGCTACCCCGACCTCGCCATACATCTGGTCGCTCGTCCGTCGCCCGTGGTCGAAGCGCGCTATCGAGAAGCGGTCGCCTAGGCCACCTGACCCCATCTCTCCTCGGGAGGAGTTCATGGTCGTCCTACATCGCGAGAACACTGCCTGATGGCGGTACCGGTACTGGCCGCAGCCATGTTGCTGCTGGGTGCGCTGGCCCAGGGTGAGGATGTCGCGACCGTGGCCGCGGAAGCCGGCATCGACAACCCGTCCGATCTGCAGGCTGCCAGCGACACCGTAGGTGTCACGCCGGCAGTGTATGTGCGGACCACCTGGCCCCACGCTGCACCACCGTCACCCACCCCCGTCTCAGGCGTGTGGGCGCGCCTGGCGCAGTGCGAATCGACTGGCGACTGGCACGTCGTCAGTCGCGGCGGCACGTACCGCGGCGGGCTGCAATTCGATCAGCAAACGTGGGCCGCTTACGGTGGCCGAGCCTACGCGTCCAGTGCGCACCTGGCCACGCCGGCGCAGCAGATCGCCATCGCCGAGAAACTCCGAGCCGCGCGTGGCTTCCAGCCCTGGCCAGCCTGCTCACGACGATTGGGTTTGCGCTGATGCCGAGCTCGCCGGCGCTACGCGAAGCGCGCAAGGCATGGCGTAATCGCCAACACGCCAAAGGCATCGCCTGGGCCTGCATTCTCGCCAACCACGCCGTGTGTACGGGCTACGTTGGTCGGCTGCGTTCCAACACCGAGCTAGTCCGTCCACCGTGCGCGTGTCCCTGTCACCAGGATGCCGAACCATGACCTTCACGCCATTTCGTCGCCCCCTGTTCCGCACCGGGCCGCGCTACGCCGACATCCGCAAGATGGCCGTACGGCGCAAGACCAGCGTCGGGCTGCTGAACGTCAGCGAGAAAGACTTTCAGGATCACGTCTTCACCCTGGCCGCCCTCTATGGCTGGCATGGGAAGGCAGTGCGCCTGAGCAAGGGCGTCATGGAAGGGCTGCACAGCCCCAACAGAGGCTTTCCGCGCGGGGCTGACCACGACGACGCCTCAGGCTTTCCAGACGTGTTCCTCGTCCATCCTGAGCGGCGTCTGGTCATCCTGGCCGAGCTCAAGACCCGCCGCGGTCGGACGACCCTGGATCAGGAGCGCTGGCTCGCCTGGACGCGCGACCTGGGTAGCCTGCGCAGCTTCCTGTGGCGACCCGAAGACGAGCAGGAGGTCGTGCGCACTCTCAAGGAAGGCTGGAAGGTATGACCGCAGTGCTCGTCATTGTCATGCTGTTGCTCATCAGCCTGCTGGTCGCCCTGGTGGTGAGTGGTGTGTTCAGGATGAGTCGCGATGAGCCCTGAGATCGAGCAGGCCAGCAAGGCGTTCATGCAGGCCGCCGAGCGCGGCACCACGCTGTACGCGTTGAGCGATCAGTACCTCCACCTGGTCGAGCTGCTCGAGGATCCCGAGACGGTGCCCGAGGAAGTCGAGGCCGAGCTCGACCGTCTCAGCGGACAGATCGCCCACAAGTCGGAGGCGATCGCCGGACTGATCAAGTGGTATCAGGGGCTGGCCGACATGCGGCTCTCGGAAAGCAAGCGCATGGCCGAGAGCGTCTATCGCTTCGAAGCTCAGGCCGAACGGCTCAAGGCGTACCTGCTCAAGCACATGCAGGCCACGGGGATGACGCGCATCGACACGGGCCGTTTCACGTTGAGTATCAAGCTCAACCCGCCGCGCGTCGAAGTGCTCGAGGCGATGCTGGTGCCATCCGAGTACCAGCGCACGAAGGTCATCATCGAGCCCGACAAGAAAGCGATAACGGAACACTGGAAGACGACCGGTGAAGTGGTGCCGGGCGTCGAGATCGTGCGCGCGGAGCGCCTGGATATCCGGTGACGTTCGCTCAGGGAATTCATGGCACCGGCGGTCGCATGTATGACTGGCGCGACCTCAATGCCGTCAAGACCGTCGTTCTGGGGACGACACACATGGCACCGCTCACGGTCGAAGATATCCACTTGGCAACGCGCGTTGAAGGACGCACGGTACGCCAGATCCTGTCGGACATCGATGGGCTGGAGTTCCTGCTGGGCGGCACGGCGGGCTACTTCATTTGTGAGTACCAGGAAGACGGCGATGCGCTCACGCACTCGCTGCAGTCGCAAGTCTCAAGCATGCATCTGCGTCTCGACCGGCGACTCAGCTTCACGCCGCGATTGCCGCAGCGCCAGGGACACCTGTGGTGAGAGACACTGCCTTACTCGATCTCCTCACGCCGCCCATACCCGACGTGTGTCAGGTGGACGAGTGCGAGCAGTCCGTCGAGACGTGGTGCCCGCTGTGCGACACGTTTTTGTGCAGGAAGCACGACGAGCTCGTCGCCTATCGCGGCCATCCGTGCCTGAGTGACGAGATGCTGCCGTGAGGTTGATCGACCACCTCGCGTACGAGCTGATGTACGTCGATCAGCACGTCGAGCAGGCCGCCATGCGCAACGCGTGGATCGAGGTCGAAGCGCTCGAGGCGCTGCGCGCGCAGATTCGCGAGACGCGCTCGGTGTTGATCCGGCGCGAGATCCAGCCGCCGCTGCTGAGCAAGCACAAACCGTCAGCGGCGTGAAGCACGCGCCCATGCAGTTGCGCAGTGGATGGGTGTGTGTGGTGTGCCTGGTGCGCTGGCCATGCCTGAGCGCACACATAGCGATGAAGGAACAACTAGCGGTGGCTCGCCAGCCAAGTGGCGAGGGTGAAGGAAGCAGTGATGCCATTGTTGCGAAGAGCGAATGACACGCAGGCCAACGAGTGGCAACCGGTGCCTGAAGGTGTCTGGCGTTGGCGGCTGGGTACGCCTGAAGTGAAGTTCAACGAGCGCTGGAACGCCCACCAGGCGCGCTTTCCCATGCAGCTCACGGTCGAAGAGCAGGACCGTCTGATGGAAGAGTTCGGCAAGCCGCCTGAGGGTGTCCAGCAGTCGTGGCGCACGTCGCACAGCACCGGGCTCAGCCTCGGGTACGTGCAGCGTGACGGCCAGTACAAGTCGACCAAGCTGGTCGACTTTCTCAGCGCCTGTCTGGGCGCGCGCAACGAGAAGCGCTTCAGGGAATGGATCCAGAAGGGCGGCGGGCCGTTGCCCTGCGACGACCCGGACGACCCGGCGCAGGAGCTCGAAGCCATCGGCCAGTGGCTGCGCTGGTGGGAAGACCTCGAGGTCTATGGCTCGATCCGCCACGAGCCGGACGCGAATCAGCCAGGCGTGCTGTGGGCGCGGTTCGGCGGACCGATGGCCATTGGCAGCATGCCGGGCCAGAAGGAAGAGGCGTACCAGGCAATCGGCCTGGGCAAGCTGCGCGGCATGATCGCCGAATCGGAAGGCGCTGAAACCCAGGCCAAGAAGCCCGTGGCCGCGACGGCGGATCGACCACCCGCCAGGCGCTACACGGCAGACGGCGACGAGGCGCCTTTCTAGATGATCGAGGAAACGGACACCCAGGTCTACGAGGAGTGGGTGGCGTATCCCGACAAACGGGTGCGCGTCCCCTTCGCCGAGCACGGCAAACAAGCCGTCGTCCAGGGCTGGTTCATCTCCGGGTGGCGTGGGGTTGGCCCGGACATGCAGCCCTTGTCTGAGGAGCAGGCGCTCAAGTTCGCGCCACGCGACTAATCACACACACAAGGCGAGCGTATGAACGACGACTTCACCATCCCCATTTCTGTCTTCGAAGGGAAAGACGATCCCCAGCCCACGCGCCACGACATGGGCTGGCATGCGCTCGCCCGTCGCCTGAGCCGCTACGACGAGCGGCCGACCAAGGATGGCCGTGCGTGGTCGCCCGTGACCTATCTACCGGGCACCACGCGCGGCAAGGCCAACGTCGATCAGGTCTTCGCGCTGGTGCTCGACATCGACCACGGCGAGCTGCCGCTGGATCTGCTCGAGGGCTACGAGTACGTCGCGCATACGACGTTTCAGCACACGCCTGAGGCACCGCGCTGGCGCGTCGTGGTGCCGCTGGTGGGACCAATTCCTGGCGCCGACTGGCCAGCCTTCTGGCTGCGCGCCAACGCCTTTTTTGGCGGGTGCATCGACCCCGCGACGAAGGACTCGTCACGCATCTCGTACCTGCCGAGCTGCCCGCCCGGCGGCGTGCACGAGACGCGTCAGCAGCACGGCCGGCTGCTGGATCCTGACGATCTGCCGGAGGTGCCGGTCTACACGCCGTCGCCGCGGCGCAAGGGCAAACCGAGCGTGTTCAAACGCGGGCTAGCCGAATGGGCGCAACGGTTCAGCGTCGTGAAGACTGAAGAACTGGCCAGCATGCCACGCGCCAGCGGACGGAATACTGCATGCAATCGACTGGCGCATCTGCTGGGTGGACTGGTGGCCGAGCCGATGCACGATCTTCAGCCCGAGTGGGTGGTCGAGCGACTGCTCGATGCGTGCCATCAGAACGGATTGATCAACGAGGACGGCGAGCGGAGTGTGCGCGCCACGATTCGCAGTGGACTGGAGTCCGGCCTCGGGCGCGCCTGGAGTCCGGCAGACCAGGATCCGTCCTCAGGCAGGCCAACGCCCATCCAGACGCGGCGTACGCCGACGGAGTCGCCGGCTGCTGGACTGGAGGCCGAGCGTATGTCAGAGGTGCAGAACGAAGCCCTCAACTGGCTGTGGCGTGGGCGCTTCGCGCGCGGTAAGGCCACGCTGTTGATGGGCGACCCCGGTCTGGGCAAGAGTCTGATCACCCACTGGACGGCAGCGCAGGTGTCGGTTGGCGGCGAGTGGCCGGACGGCGGGCGGTGCGACCAGGGCTCCGCGATCCTGTTCACCATCGAGGATGGGCTGGCCGACACGGTCAAGCCCAGGCTGGAGGCCGCCGGTGCCGACTGCTCGCGCATCGTCGCCGTGCGCGGCGTGATCGGCGAAGACGCCAGCAAGGTCGAGCGCATGTTCGCGCTGGACGAGCACCTCGAATTGCTCGAGGAGCTCGTGGTGCGCGAAGGCGCGAGCCTCGTGGTCATGGATCCCGTCTCCGCGTACCTCGGGCCGAACATCAACGCCCACAAGGAGAGCGACGTACGGCGCGTGCTGGGGCCGCTGCAGATGATGGCCGAGCGGACCAACATCGTCTTGTTGTTGGTCATTCACTTGACGAAAGGATCGGGCGTGGCGGCGCTCTATCGCGCGACGGGCTCGATTGCCTTTCCGGCCGCGTGCCGCATCGTGCTGGGCGTGGCGCCCGATCCGAACGACGACGAAGGCAAGCGGCGCCTGCTGCTGCCCATCAAGCTGAACGTCGGCGTGCCGATGATGGGCATCGGCTACCGCATCGAGACCACGCGGCAGAAGATCCTGCCGCGGGTGGACGAGCGCGACCAGCCGCCGATCCTGGTGTGGGACAAGGAACCGGTGCTGGTCGACGCGACCGTGGCCATGGATCGGTCGGGCACGGTGCAGGAGATGGGCGTGCTGGCCGAATGCAAGCAAGCCCTGGCGCAGATCATGGCCGGGGTCGATGCCAACGTTGGCATCTGGTCGAAGGACGCCGAGCGGCTGCTGAAAGAGTCGGGCGTTTCGACGGCGCCGGCCACGCTCAGCCGGGCACGCCGCGAGCTGGGCATCAGCGTCCGACGAGAGAGCCGGCAGGGACCGTTTTACTGGTTTCCCGCGCGCGCGCGATTAGAAATCAAGGAAACAGGGGAATCAGTGAAACAACTGGAGACTGACCCACCTTCCACGGATTTCACTGTTTCCCCTGCTTCCACAGCTTCCTCAGATTTCAAAGATTTCTCGCGCGCGCGCGAGGAGCGGGCAGAGATGCGGTACTGCGTGCATTGCATGAAGAACCTGACGGTCGACGTGTACGAGGCGCACGAGCCGTGTCCCGAGCGGGTGATCCTCAAGCCGCAGGTTGTCGAGGAGCTGTGCCCAGTTCATCACAAGAGGTTTGACGAGCATGACTGCGACCAACTTTGAGGACTGGCAGCCGGATGCGCCAGTGCTACTGACGCGCGAACAGGCGGCCGAGTGGTGCCAGGTCAGCCTCGAGATCTTGGATACCTGGTCGTACGAGCCCGGCTTCCCGGTCCTGCGCCGTGGCCAGCGGTTTGTGCGCATCCACCGCGAAGCTCTCGCGCGCTGGCTCGAAGACAAGGCAGTCGGCGCCAACCCGCGGCCGGTGTACGAGCTGCCCGAGCCGCCACGGAGGAAACGAGCGTGAGTGACGAGCGACGCAACCAGTGGCGCCAGGTACGGGTGACGTTCAGGAAAGCCGTGAGCGATGGCAACTACGGCACGGAGAGCGCCGAGGTCACGCTCGAAGACTGGATCGACACGGTATTCATCGGCGAGGACGAAGAAAGTTACACGGCGATGGCGGCTGCGAGCCTACGAGACGCGCGAGCGCTCGTGCAGGCCGAGCTCGAGCGATCGTCGTCGCAGCGGGTGAGGAGCGCCATTGACCACAGCGTGTAAGCGTTCCAAACACCTGTTCTTTTGTGCCTCACGCACTCCAGTTACGACTCCAGTTACCATGGCCGATTCTGAGCGGTTTGCAACGGTCTGCAATGGCTCCAGCAAACTCAAATGCATTGCATTGCAGTGCATAGTGTAACATTCCCAAAGTTGAGGTCGCGGGTTCGAGCCCCGTTCCCCGCTCCTGGTCGAATGAGATCAAAAGGCCCACCAATTTGGTGGGCCTTTCCACATCCAGTCGTCTGGATTCCGGTCTACTCCAGTTACTACTCCAGTAACGCGCGTCCTTTGAGTTCAATTTTGACCCCTAAAGAGAGCAAAACTGAGATCAAATGTAGAACGCTCGTTCGGGGCAAGTGCTCCAGTTACGCGTGGCACGCACAGGTACAGGCTTGTTGGGTAGGACGATGCCCAGCGGTGCCGCGACATGCCCAATGACTGCGCTTTCGGCAATAGCGTGAAATTTGAACGGGTGACGGCACTGGCAATGGTGCCGGCTCGGCGCTGACCGTGGGCGAGGGTTGCTTCTGACGTTGGGTGCGCACAGGTTCAGAGGGATCGGCGAGCCACGCTGCCAGCCGTGCCTCGACCACCTCGCGTTGCTTGCTCGAGCAGAGGTACTGCTGTTTGCTCTTCCACGACACGCGGGCTGCCCACTGGCCGTCTGAGCGTTGAGAAATGCTGCCCTTGCCTTCACCGCGCGTCTTCATGCGTCAGCGAGTGCCAGCAAGCGCTGCAGCTCACCGTTGACTGCCTGGGCGGCAGCGGCGAGCTGCGAGTCCATGGGCGTGTTGTAGTAGTGCGTCATTTCGACGTTGGCGTGCCCAAGGATCTGCATGCTGACGCGATCGCTCACGCCGGCCTTGTCGAGCAGCGTGCTGAGCGCGCGCCGTAGCGCGTGGAAGCGATTGATGTCGAGCTCGGCTCGCTCGCGTATCTCAGTGAAGTACTTGCTGATCTTGTCGGGCTCGATGGGTGTGCCGATGCTCGAGGTGAAGATGAACCCGGTGCGCCCACGAGCGTGGTAATCGGCGCCACGCCACGCGGGACCGGCCGCCATGCGCTGTGCGAGCTGATGGTTGTAGTGCCGGTCAAGCACGGCACGCACCAGCCCAGCGACGTGCACGATGCGCTCAGGCTGGCTCTTCAGCCCCTCGCGCTCGAGCCGGCTACTCGTCCTACCCAAGCGTTGGGTCATGCGTCTGCCCAGTCGGTTGACCCGCTGGTGGGTGCGGATGATGGCCGTGTCTTTGGTCGGGTAGGTCACGTCTTCCCACCACAGGCCGGCGACCTCGGCACGGCGCAGGCCGGTACCCAGCCCAATCCAGGCGAGGAGCTCGAGGGGGTCGTCGGCGATCGCGCGCAGTAGTTTTGCCAGGTCTGCCTCGGACGGCTGGACGTGCTTTCGCGTGGCTACCCGCGGCCGCTCGATCTGCTTGTTATCGGCCGGGTTGTAGGGCAGCAGGCGCCGGCGGACGGCGAGGTCCAGGGCTTGGCTAAGCCACATCAACGCCTCGCGCCGCATGCCGGCTGTTCTGCCCTTATCCTCCAGGTCGCGTTGCCAGCGCTCGAGACGCTCAGGCGACAGCGACTTGATGCTGAGCTGCGCGGTGCCGAGGAACGGCTTGATGTGCAGCCGAGCTACGGTCTCGTACTTTTCCAGCGTGGTCGGCTCGATGCCCTCGGTGCGATTGCCGGCCTTGTCGTAGCGCGGCGTCTTGCGCTCGAGTGCGTAGTCGAGCCAGTCACCCAGGAGCCACTTGTCTGCCTTGACGTTGAGGCCGGCGTCTCGCTGCTTGAGCCACTCGTCACGCTTTTTGATCGCGTCCTTACGCAGCTTGGCGCTCTTCTCAATGGTCTTGCCCTCGTGACGCGTCGTGGCAACCCATAGTTGTTTTGACTCGCTGAAGTAGATGCTGCCCTCGCCATCGGCACGGGCTTTTGCTTTTCGTATACTGGTCATGACGGATCGGTAGTCCTTTCACTCGCTGGTCTGTCGCTAGCCCCGCCCCGAGTCTTGCCGGTGGCGGGGTTCACTCTTTTTATCGGTCGGGCCGGCTTGACGGCTAATAGCGGTGCTTGACGTAGCGCTCGTAGACCCAGAAGCCGGCGAACAGCGCCACGAAGAAAACGATGAACCACAGCAGGCTGATCTGCCCGTGGCTGAAGGCGACGAGCGCGAAGATGACGGTCGACCCGATCAGGCCGAGCAGCAGCATCACCTCGCCCTCGCGCGTGGTCACGCCGCACCTGCCGGCTTGACTGGCGCGCCGCGGCGGGCGCGGCTGCGCAGCCGTTCGCGTAACAACGCGGTCTGCTGCCGCTCGAGCGTCTCGAGGGCTAAGGCCAGGAAGCCGGGAATCTCACGCTGGCCACGCTCCCAGCCGCCCACGGTGTTGGGGTGCACGTTGAGCATGCTGGCCAGCTCTATCTGGCTGAGGCGCCAATGCTCGCGCCACGCGCGGAGCTCCTGGCCGGTCATTGTCTTGCCTTTCACGCCGGGTCTGCCGGCTTGACTGTCGTGCCGCGGCCGGGATAATCGATATCCGCGGCTTCCAGCATCGCCTTGTACAGCGCGTCGAGCTGTGGGCTATCGTCCACCCATTGGGAGCCGGCCAGTCCATACGCCTGAATGGCGCGGTTATAGGCGAGCACCGCTCGCCTCAAGCGGTCGTATCTGTCCTCAGGCACGGCATGCCGCCCACGTGCCCACGGCACCGGGGAGGCGCCCGTACCCCCATACGTGTCCGAATCCCTCGCGCTCAACGAATACATACGTGCCGCATCCGCACACTGCAGTTGGGCGGCCGGCTTCAACCTGGAACCGGTCAAGCTTGTGCTTGCGATAGCCGGCCTGACGCCGGGCCGCATCGGCTACTAGCCGCGCGCTGTGCTCACGAAACATTGCCATTGTCTTGCTCCCTAAATGTATGAATGTCGCGCCCACTCAGTGGGCGCGATAGCTGATCGCCACTTCGGGCGAATCCCAACATGCGCGGCATGAGCCACACTCGTTATCTTGCTTCGAAGCCGGGCAGTTGTAGCCGTCACCGGATGCCGTAGACCCGGCGGCTAGCCCCGGAATCATGGGCGCCGGAGCGTTGAAAAACAGTGCGCTCGGCCGCACCGTCACGTTCGGTTCACTGGCCAATGCGAGTAACGCCAATTCCCACGCGACCTTAGTGGCCGGGCTCAGTTTGCTCATTGTGAGTGGGCGCCATGATCGCGTGGGGAACCAGAATCGAACGTCCGGCATCGCCTGGACAATCCGTACCCATGCCCACGTATAGGCCGGTGAGAAAAGGTCGCCAGCGTCGTGCACCCGGAAGTACTTCTGTCCGGACTGGCGATCGGTCGTCGCACGTATCGCCTTGACGAGCATGCTCACGAACGTATCCGTGCCCTCGTCAGACTTGAGACACTCGCGTACCCAGTCATAGCGTTTCTGTTGCGCCTTGATCACGTTCGGGTATTGGGTGTAGCTACCCTTTTTGGCGTAGCAGTCGCCACAGATTGTGCCCTCGCCATAGTGCGCGAACGGGCATGCTGCGCCAGCCGGCAGACTCCAGGATGCGGACGGCATCTTGCGTGTCTCAGTGAGCAAGCGTGATGTCGTGCCCGGCACGAACATCGCGGGAATAAAGTGTCTCATCGGTTTGGCTCATCCGTGCTTTCGAGCACTGCCCACTCACGAACGGCTGTCCAGCGCATCGCCAGGTTGTCGCCATAGGCGTACGCCTCAGCTTGTGTCGCAAACCGAAGCCCATTCGAATTGAAGTCGCGATCGCCGGCAGTCTTCACCCCGACGCTGTAGGAACGTGTGTCTTGCATGCCGCCACTATAGCCGCGTGTTGTGCCTAGGGCAACAATATGTGTGGTACGCCCAATCTCAGACGACCGTTACAGATATCACAATTTGAACTAGAGAGACACTCTCTTACTAAACTCGAAAGAGAGAGAGAGAGAGTGGTATATGCCATATATGTAGATAAACCGGCCTATCGCCATTGACCCGTCCGCCGGCCCAGTCACACAGTGGCACACAGCCTATGCCGTGCCAGGTGTGCACACATCCTGAAGTGCAAGCTATCAATGCTGCGCTTATCGAGCACAGCTCACCCGTGCTCGCCTTAGCCGCGCAGCACCGTCTTACCCGCGATGTCGTCAACTGGCACCGCCGTAAACACCTGGAAGCTGTCGACACCCACGGCCGGGAGCTCTCACCTCTACCCTCGAATCCCTCGCGTAGACCCGGTCGCGCCGCTCTCCGGGCTTCCGTGTCGCCTGGAACGTTAGATCGCGCGCGACAGCGCTTCATTGACACGTATGCGAGCTGTGGGAATGTCACTTATGCCGCCAAGCGCGCTGGGATCCCCCGTAATTCGATTTACGCGTGGCAAGAACATGATGAGGTGTTTGCTGCAGCGTTCCGGGAAGCGGATCTAAAGGCGACAGAGGTATTGGAGCGCGAGGCGTGGCGCCGGGCGAATGAGGGGTTTGCCGAACCGGTCTATCAGCACGGCAAGCTGGTAGGCACCGTGCAGCGCTACAGCGACAACCTATTGATGTTCCTGTTGCGAGCTCGAGCACCCGAACGGTATCGCGACCGGGTCGATGTAAGCGTGGCGCCCATCATTAAGACGGTGGCTGGTTTTGACCCTGCCGACGTTGTCTGAGGCGGGGGGTAACTGCAGTAGTAACTGGAGTAGCGGCCCACGGCGCCCCATTCTGAGATTAGACGACACCCTGAACCTCAACCTGGCCCCAGTTGCGCAGGCTAGCACGCACGTTCAAACTGTGGAACGCGCGTTCCCTCCGCGGAGCCCCAACCGAGAGGCCGTACGGGTACCACCACCCCCCCTTCACGCCGGCGCCCCCTCTTAGCTGAAGGTCAGCGTAGGAAAAATTTTAATTGCATGGCACGGCAGCAGGTGATTCGGAAGAGCGTTGTAGAGCGGGTCGAGGTAGCGAAGAAGAAGGGGGTTGAAAAGCCGTACCAGCCGTGGGGGGCATGCCAGGAGCTGATGAAGTTCAGGGGGCGGGAGGTGCTGCTGGCGGGTCCGGCGGGGACGGGGAAAAGCAGGGCAGCGCTAGAGAAGGTCAACCTGGTGTGTCTGCAGGTACCGGTGCGAGCGGCGATGGTGCGGAAGGTCAGGAAGAGTTTGACGCAGGCGGCGATGGTGACCTTTGAGACGAAGGTGTTACCGGAGCCGAGCGGGGTGCGATTCTGGACGGAAGACCAGGAGTATCGGTACACGAGCGGGGCGACGCTGGCGGTGTGTGGGCTGGACGACCCGGAGAAGATCAAGTCGACGGAGTTCGACCTGATCTACGTGCAGGAGGCGACGGAGCTTGACCAACTTGATTGGGAACTACTGGTGTCCCGATTGCGGAACGGCGTCCTCAGTTACCAGCAGCTTATTGCAGATTGTAACCCTGCTGACCCGTATCACTGGCTCAAGCGACGTTGTGATCGAGGTGAGTGTCTCCTGCTTGATACACGGCACGAGGATAACCCGGTCCTCTTCGATCACCAGCGAGGAGCGTTCACCGAGTTTGGGAGTGAGTACCTGAGGACGCTGGACACGCTGAGTGGGTACACGTACCAGCGGTTACGGCTGGGGGTGTGGTGTGCGGCGGACGGGATGTTTTTCACGGAGTGGGATCCGGGGGTACACGTGGTGGACCCGTTCGAGATTCCGGAGTCGTGGCCGCGGTGGGTGAGCGTGGACTATGGATTTGCGGCGCCGTGGTGCGCGCTGTGGTTTGCGCGGAATCCGGAGACGCGGGAGATGTACGTGTATCGGGAGCGGTATGCGAGCGGGCTGCGAGACGAAGAGCAGGCGGAGCTGATCCGGAGTGAGAGCGAGGGTGAGCGGATTGTTGCCCGCGTCTTGGATCCGTCGATGTTCAACGCGCGGACGGAGGCGCGGCGGCCGAGCATCGCGCAGGTATATGCGGAGAAGGGGGTCTGGCCGAGCGTCGCGGCGATGAACAACAGGCGAACGGGCTGGGCGATCGTGCGGCGGGCGCTGGCGCTGGGTGAGGGCGGGCCGCGGCTGCGGTTGTTTCGGGGGGCGTGTCCGAATCTGGAGCGGACGTTGCCGGCGATGGTGCACGACCCGCTGGATCCTGAGGACGTGGCCGACAAATTGAGGGGGCAGAAGACGGAGGACCACGCGTGTGACGCGCTGCGGTACGGGGTGAGCGTGGAAGCAGAGGGGCAAGAAGAGGAAGTGCCGGTCCAGATGAGGTGGGCGTGACGGCGTACTCGCTGATCAGCCTGATCGTGGTGATTGTGCTGATCGTGATCGTGCTGCGGGTGCTGGGGTTGTGGTGATCAACCCGCAGGCGGGCGATGGCTGCACCGTGGGGGATTGACGGGGTGATCAATCCGCAGGCGTTCGTGGCGAGCGTGAATGGGCGGCAGCAGACGACGGACGGCTTGTGGCTGCACCGCGGGCAGCTATGGGTGGTGGGTGAGCTGAAGCTGAACGGGGTAGTGCAGTCGGCGGAGTACCCGACGTGGGAAGCGGTCGAGGCGCTGGAAGCGCGGGTGGCGTTGCTCGAGGAGCGGCTGGCGGGTGGCTGACGGGCTGAAGGCACGGCGGCGGCAGGCGTTCGTGCTCAGGGAGCAGGGATACGTGTTCAGGGAGATCGGGGACGCGCTCGAGGTGAGCGAGTCGACGGCGGCCAATGATGTCCACTGGATCGAGGCCGAGCAGATGCGATTGAGAAACGTGCGGCCCGTGTGGCCGGAGCATGACGGGCCGTGACGGCGACGCATCACTCGCAGGGGATTCGGGTGGGGACGTACGCGTGGCGATTTTCGGAGGCGTGCACGTACCCGGTGAAGGATCCGCTGAAGTTCCTGGCGGTGGCGGTGATTGCGCGCTGGGTGGAGGATCGGCAGAAGGGCGTGGGCGAGCCCGAGATTGGAGAAGAGTGGGCTGAGATGGCGGAGATCCCTGCGCAGTGGCTGGTGCTGGCGTGAGCATGGACTCGAGCCCGCCGAGCGGGTGGGGGGCGAAGGCGTCGGACGAGGATGCGATGGAGCGGGCGACGATGGAGCTCGCCCAGGACTTGAAGCGGCAGTTCTCGGACCGCGACGAGCTGTATCGGGATATCGACGCCATTTTGTTTGGCGAGCTGCCGGTGGAGATTCCGGAGGCGTATCGCAAGACGGCAGTGGAGGTTCGCAGTCCGCTGGCGCTGCATATTGCCAACACGGTGACGGCGGCGCTGAGCGTGAACCCCATGAGCGTGGTCTTCAAGCCGATCGGCTTTGGCGACGTGTACCAGCAGAACTCGACGCTGCGGGAGCAGTTTTTCGAGGCGAGCTGGAAGCGGCAGGAGCAGGAGTCGAAGCGGGCGCTGCTCAGGTTGTTCATGAACAGCCTGGTGTGCAAGGGCGAGGGGATCCTGAAGACGGTCGAGCGCTGCAAGACGGCGTGGGGCGAGTACGACGAGAAGTCGAAGGAGCTGGAGAAGGAGCTGAAGGAGGAGTACGAGGACGACCAGGACGCGCAGGACCGGGTGTATCACTCGAAAACGGAAGACTACAAGCTGAGTCTGCCGTACCCGATCACGACCACGGACGTGCCGCCCGAGACGTTCTATTACACGAAGAACGAGAACGGGCTGAGCAGCGTGGTCGAGATCAAGGATCTGCCGTACATGGACGCGCTCGAGCGGTTCGGGGCGGGGCTGGATTCGAGCGGCAACGTGGTGCCGCCGAAGAACTGGGCGGAGCTGGACCCGCGTGCGGCGGGGCTGGCGCGAGCCGAGTGGTCGCACGTGATGCGCGGCACGGCCAACACGATCAGGTGCATCGAGGCGTGGGATCACAAGGTGCAGGTGATCCTGCTCCAGGGGCCGAACCAGCGGCACAAGGGCGGGTCGCTGGGCGAGGGCGCATTGTGCCGCGTGCTGAAGCACTCGTACGGCGACCCGATCCTGAAGACGCTGCGGGGCCCGTACTTCCACGCGCTGGGCATTACCAGCGCGAGCAGGTTGCCGGAGCGGGCGGGGTTGAGCATTCTGTTCGGGTTTCTCAGGCTGTTTCCATTGTTGGACAGCTTGCTGACGATGCAGGGCCAGGCGGCGTACATGACGGCGTACCCGGCCTTTAAGAAAACCACGCCGCCGGGGGTGATTCCGGGGTTGGCGGCGATGCCGTACGGCAACGATGGGCGGGAGACCGCGAAGGCGAGCACGGTCGAGCCGGGCAAGCTGTTTCCTTTTGATGTGAGTCCCATCGACCAGCCGCGGAGTGGCGCCGACGCGGACAAGCTGGTGGCGGGCATCAGGGAGATGCTGGAGCTCGCGCTGCCGAGCGTGATCCAGGGCGTGGTGGCCTCGGATCAGAGCGGGTACGCGCTGAACCAGGCGGCGTATCTGGCGCGGCTGGGCTGGGATCCGATCGTGAGCAACGCCCAGGTGGCGCTGGGCGACCGCGTGGGGTTCGAGAGCTGGATCATCGAGCGCCGGGTGGGCGAGAAGGTCTATGCCTGGGGCGAGATCGAGGCCAAGAAGGGCAAGAAGACCATCGGCGGTCAGTCAAAAGCAGCCTGGCTGGGCGTCGGGCCGGACGATCTGAAAGGCGTGCATCGCTACGAGGCGAGATTAGATCCAAGTACTCCCTCTAACGAAATTGTCCAGATCAGGGCAATTGGCGAAAAAATGCAACTCAAACTCATTACATACGAAGATGCTGTTGAAGACGCGGGTGGCAATCCCGACGAGGTGGAGAAGAGCTGGCTGCTGCACGACCTGAAGAACAGCCAGGAGATCCAGGCCGAATTGAAGAACGCGATTTTCCAGAAGATCGCCACGATCAGGAGCGCGCGGATGGAGCAGGCCGGGCTGCCCAGTCCGGAGGAGATGGCGGGCGTGGGCGCCGCGGGCGTACCGGGCGGCACGCCGGGCACGCCGCCGGTGCCGGGGCCGGGCGGCATGCCGCCGAATCCAGTGCCGAGTCTGGGCGCGGGCATGCCGATCGCGCCTCCGCCGCCGCCGGGTGGTGGCGGCGGAGCCATGCCGCCGGGCGGGATTCCGGGGGCGCCGGTGGTGCCGGGCACGCCGGGGAATGCGATGCCGTTGTCATGAGGTTTGCTCGTCGCCGCTGGTGGTTTTCGTCGCGCGCGCCGCTGTTCTGGCGGGCGTTCAGGGGGTGTCCGAACTTTGAGCGGCACCTGACGTGGCGTGACGCATGACCATGCCGTACGAGTCGGCCGAAGACACGCCGGAGGTGCCGCAGGCGCCGAAGAACGGCGCCGCGCTGGGGATGCGGCGGGCGCCGTCGCGCGGCACGAGTCTGTTGGATGACGTGGCCAACGACCTGGCGTTGTGGATCGACAAGACCGCGACGGAGGTGGCGCTGGCGTTCAGTCCGGCCAGGGCGCCGTTTTCGGCGCAGATCTCCGAGCAGCAGAAGCTCGAGTTCTACAAGAACCAGCTCTTCAACCCGGACGGGTCGCCGAACCAGCAGGGGCGGCAGCAGGAGATCGCGCGGCTGGGCGCGGAGGGCTTCGGCCACGTGTACCAGGCGGTGCTCAGGGCGTACCCGCAATTGAAGCCCGCGCCGGTCCCGGAGGTCGAGGTGCCAGAGGAGTGGCCGACGGCAGGCCCACCGGGACCACCCCCTGGCATGCCCATGATGCCGCCGGGCGCGGGGCCGGGCGCGGGCCTGCCGGTCGGGGGCATGGGGCCACCAGGACCGCCGCCGCCGATTCGTATCCCAGGCTAAGGAGATGAGTCATGGCTGAGTTGAACCAGTGGGAAGCCGACAGCGCACGTCAGTCTGCAAATGACAACGCGCAGGCTGCCTACAACCAGGGCATGCTGGAGCTGGGGCGCGCGGACCTGGCGTTCAAGAAAGCCCAGCAAGCCTGGAAAGAGACGATGGACCGGGCCGGGCTCACCGGCACGTTCGAGGGCATGCCCACCCAGGCCGCGCTGCAGTACGGGGCCGAGGCGTTCGGCGTGTGGGGTGCGCCGCAGCAGGGGCAGGAGACGCTCGCCTCCAAGCAGCAGACGTACCAGCAAGCGTTCGACACCGCCGGGCAGTTCGGCCAGTACTACGGGCCGGGGGCTGTCCCGGCCGCCGGGACCAAGACCGCCGCCCAGCTCGAGCAGGAGTTCACCCAGGCGCAGCGGACCCAGCAGGAGCAGCGCGCCGCCCAGGCTCAGCAGCAGAGTCAGGCGCAGCAGTACCTGTCGTTGCTGGCGGGCCTGCGCGGCCCGGCCGACTGGGTCAAGTACCAGCAGGTGCTGGGCAGTACGCCGGGCGGCATGCGCGACCTCGTCGGCGCGGCCATGGGCCAGTACGTGCCCGGTGGCGGCGCCACCACGGGCTACCAGCCGCAGGCCGCCAGCCTGCAGTCGATGATGGGCGACGTGACGGGTCAGGCGTACTACGGCCAGAGCGGCGGCCAGCTCGGCATGCCCAATGTGTACAACCAGAACAGCGCGGGCATGTACGCCCAGCAGCCGCAGTACACCAACCAGTACCAGTATCCGCAGGCCAGCGCGGCACAGCAGACGCAGGCGATGCTGCAGGGTCAGACCAACCCGCAGGCGTACGCCCAGCAGGCACAGCGGGAAGCGTTGCCATGGACGGGTGGTGGCACGAACACCATGGGCCAGCAGGAGCAGATGCTGAACGCTCAGGGCAAGGGCACCAACATGTGGGGCGGTGCCCAGAACCAGTACCAGCAGGCGATGCAGACCAACCTGCCGGCGCCCAACCAGATCGCGCCGCAGTCGTGGAACAACCTGGCGCCGTCGCAGAAGGAGATGCTGCTGGGCCAGTACGAGGCGCAGGGCTGGCACAAGCCTGACGTGGAGGCGCTGCGCAACCAGGCGCTGCCCAAGTACGCGGCCAACGCGCCGACCGCGGGGACGTTCCGACTGCGGTGAGTTTTTTATTACCCGACATCGACCTCAATAGCTGGACCGACTACCAGCGTCGGGAGCTCCAGCGGCAGCTCGACGAAAAGATGCAGGGCTTCACCCTGCAGTCGGCGCTCGAGGAGAAGGTGGCCGGGCTGCAGGAAGTCGTTGGTCAGATCAATCCGTTCGACCAGCCCGAGCCGCAAGCGGCACCGGCCGTCGTCGCGCCGCTGGAACCGGCTGCGGTGGAACCGCCGCCGGTGGAACCGCCGCCGGTGGAACCGCCGCCGGTGGTCACGCCGCCATCGCCGCCGGAGGTGCAGTCTCCGGTTGCGGTGGCGACTCCACCTCCGCCCGTGGTCGAGGCGCAGCGGGCCGGTCCGTCGCCGCTGAGCTCGGCGCTGCAGGCGGTCCAGGCTCGCGGCGGCGATGTCGGGGCCTTTATCGAGGCGTTCAACAGCGGCGTGGGCGACCAGGGCGCTCGTGCCCGCGCCGCGCTGCAGCAGGTGATCACGCCGCCCGAGCGACCACCCGCCGTGCGGCCGGACCTCGTGCCGACGCGCGATCTCGAGCCGCCGTCGCGCGCCGCCCGCGCGGGCGTCACCGGGCCTGCCGCAGCGGCGCCGCCGCCAGCGCAGGCGGGCGGGGTCAACCCGAACCCGTCACCCGATGAGGTGCGGGCCTACATCACGCGTGCTGCCCAGGTGCGCGGGATCGATCCGCAGACGGCGCTCACGGTAGCCAACTCCGAGGGCGGGATGGAAGCCGCGCGGCGGGGCACGTTCAAGACGGGCTCGTCATGGTATCCGTTCCAGTTGCACTACGGCGGCAAGGGCTACGAGCACCTCGGCAACGTAGCGGGCATGGGCAACAGCTTCACGGCGGAGACCGGCTTCGCCCCCGGCGATCCCAGGGGCTGGGAAGCGTCGGTCGACTACGCGCTGGATCGTGCCAAGAAGAGCGGCTGGGGCGCCTGGTACGGGGCCGCGGCCAAGGGCATCACCGGGTTTTCCGGTATCGACAAGAGCGTGCCCGACCAGCCCGGTCTGTTCGAGCAGGCCGTCGATCGCGCCAAGAAGGGCGCGGGCGACGTGGTCGCGGGCGCGCAGCAGGCGGCGACCGGTGCGCTGGGGCAGATCAGCCAGTTTGGAGACGCCGCGCTCAGCGCGGGCGAAGCAGCCGCGGCGTGCGGGCCGGCCGCCGCGGTTCGCTTTGCGCAGCGCTTCGGGCGCAACCCGACGCTCCGCGAAGCCGTCGATCTGGCCAAGACGGTGGGCTGGACGGCGGCGCAGGGCATGGCCGGCATCGCCTCCGAGCACAAACTCATGGAGAAGCTGGGGATCCCGGTCGATCTGGTCATGGGCCGCGACTGGAATCGCGTCACCCAGGAGGCGCAGACGGGCAACCCGGTCACCATCAGCACCAGCAAGCACTACTTCACGATCGATGACTACGACGCCAAGACGGGCAAGTACCACGTCGGCTCGAGCGGGACGGATCTGCGGGGCGGCTCGGACTGGATGAGCGCGGCCCAGATGGAGGCCGCGCTGGGCGGCGGGGTGATGCAGGGGGCGCTGATCGCCGATAACCCGAGCGTGGCGGCCCAGAGCATCGCGGGCATGGATACCAACCCGCTGGACTGGATAGGTCGACAGAAGGACAGCGCGGTTCAGGAGATCCAGCAGTTGGGCGGCGAGGTCGTGGACAAGGTCAGGGAGCCGGTCTCGACGCTGGGCACGCGGGCGCAGGATCTCGGGGACATCGTGGTTCGCCAGCTCGACCAGGCGATCGATCGGGTGGCCGAAGTGACCGAGCCGCTGACGACCGGCCTGGGCGAGCAGCAGCGGATCGCCGACGAGCTGCGCGGCCAGGCCGAGCAGGAGCGCCTGGGGCTGCAGGACCGGCCGTACAACCCCGTCGAGCAGGTTGGCGAGTCGGTCATCCAATCGAGCGAGCAGATCAGCCGAGCGCCCGGCCAGTTGTACGGCGCGGACGTGGCCGCCGGGCAGGCGCTCTCAGGACGGGTGGTCGATGCCGCGAAGGCGGCCGGCTGGGATCCTGATCCAGGGCAGGAGCGGTTTGTTCGCAACACGGTGGCGCAGGTGACGCCGGCGAACGTCCTGCTCTCGGCGCTGACCGCCGGCCAGGGCTCCCTGCTGCGCACGATCGCGCAGGGCACGGCCGAGCTCGCCGGTGGTGCGATCGGCTCCGAGCTCGCGCTCGAGAAGGCGCAGGAGGCCGGCTGGCCGGAGTGGGCGCAGACGGGTGCGCAATTGGCCGGCGGTCTGGGCGGTGGCATCAGCGGCGCGCTGGGCACGCAGGGCGCCTTTCGGGCGGCGGATTCGCCCGCCGTCCAGGCCGCGGTTCGCTCGCGGCTGCCGGCCGAGGCTGAGGTGGGCTTCGCCATGGGTGCGCCGACCGGTGGATTGGCGCGTACGACGCCATCACCGGGGACGGCGCTGGCGCCGGACGCGTCCGATGCGTTGCGAGCGGCAGACGAGGACGCCGCCAGGATCCGCACGATGCGCGAGAAGGTGATCCGCCAGGAGGTGCCGATCGATCCCACGCCTGACGAGGTCAAGCAGGTGCTCAACGGGTTGTCGGCCGCCGCCGAGCGGACGACGGACCGCCGCGCGCGGCTCAAGTCGCTGGAGGATCACCTCGAGCGCTTGCAGGGCGAGCCGCTGTCGCCCGAGCAGAAGGCGTGGATGGCCTCGCGCAATTACGAGGGTCACCAGGATGCCGCGCTGGCCACGCTGGAGCGGCTAACTACTGCGGATCTGAGCGCGGTGCCCAAACACCGCCGCGTCGATCTCGAGGTTTTCCTCGAGCAGATGGACAACGCCGACAAGGCGCTCGCCACGGAGCGCAAGGTCGCGGCCGAGGTGGGCGCTCGTCCGTTGCGCCCGGTGGCCGGGACGGCAGCAGCCGACCGCGCCGAGATCGCGCTGCGCAACGCCGAGCGCGACCTGGCGGGGTTGGAAAAGCTGGAGGCTGAGGGGCGCGGGCCGGGCACGGCCGCGGTGCAGGCTGCCGAGGCGAAGGTCGCGCGGCTGCAGACGAACCTGGAGGATCTGACGGGTCGGACCGCCGAGCGGCAGACGGGGCGTATCGAGACCGAAGCGCTGGAGGAGATGGGGCGCGAGCCCGTGCGTCTGTCGTTGCGCGATGCCGAGCTGCGGTTCAGGGACGCCCAGCGGGCGTACGACATTGCGCTCGACAAGGAGGATCTCGCCGCGCGCGGCATGGGACCGCTGCCGGACCCGGTGCGGCTCCGCGCCGCGGAGCGCGAGCTCGACCGCGCCGAGTGGCAGCTCATGAAAGCAGAAGAGTCCGCAGGCGCGGCCAGCGAGGCCAGGCAGACGCGGATTGGCGAGCGGGCTGAGGCAGACATCGCCCGTATCGAGGAGCGCGGCCCGGTCGAAACGCCGGCCATGGCGCGTGCTGCACGCGACGTGCAGTACGCCGAACGCGACCTCGCTCGTGCGCAGCGCAACGTCGAGGCACGCGGTGCGGCGGCGCAGCAGGATGTGGTCGCACGGGCGCAGACCAGGTTGGATCGGGCCATGGAGCACCTGCAGGCCGAGACCGCGGCGGCCGAGGCGGCGCGTGCCGAACGGGCCGCTGCCGCCGGGCAGGCGGCGTTTGGCGCGCGCAAGTTCAGTGGCGGCGGCACCGGTCAGGCCCCCGATGCGGTTCGCGAAGCCACGCGCCAGCGGGTGGGTGACGACGATTTCGCGTTATTGGAAAAGGCCGCCGAATCCGTGTGGGCCAGCAGCCGTCACTGGCGCGATCGGCTGGCCAGGGCGGGTGTCATCGGTGAGACGCAGCGTCAGTTCCTCGAAGACCACTTCCCGCACTACGTCCACACCGACATCCTCGACGACATGTCGCAGGAAGCGATCGACTCGCTGCCGCAGGGCGGGAAGTCCTTCAGCGTGGGCTCCAACGGCATCCAGCGCTTGTCCGTGCAAGGTACGGAGCGAGCGCGCATGAACCCGACCTCGAGCATGGTCGACATGGCCACGCGCGCTGAGGGGCTGGCGCAGCGCAACGAGATCATGCGGACCGTCGCCGGGTGGAGTAAGACGCCGGGCATGGATCTGTTCATCAAGCCGCTCAAGGCTGGCGAGAAGCCGCCCAAGGGCTACGTCACCATGTCCTACATGGACGGCGAAAATGGCAAGCAGAGCATCGCCGTGGTCGAGGGGCTCGAGGGCACGCTCGACCTGAGCAAGCCGAATGCGGGCATCCTGGGCATGTTCCTGTCGGGCGCGTCGTTGCCGCTGCGGGCAGGCGCCACGGCGCTGCGACCGGGGTTCATCGCCTTCAACGGGACCAACGACCTGTTATGGAGCCTGTATCGCTTTGCGGTCGACGCGCCGCTGCCGGTCGAGGGCGCCAAGGCGCGCAGAGATCTGGCCAAAGGTCTGGCTGTGGTCTTCGGTCCCGATGCATCGCTGACCGAGCGGCGCACTGCACTCAAGAATGTAGCGGTTGGCGAGCGTGCGGATTGGGGCGAGCGCGCCGCGTCACTCGGAGATCTGATGACCGGCTACCGCGCGCAGCTTCCGCGGCGGCTGGGCGGCGACCCCGAGCTGGTGCAGCGGGCGCGCGAGGCGGGCGCCACGGTGGGCGGTCCCAGGACGCGTTACGAGAACCCGGATGCGATCGCGCGCGAGCTGATGGGCGATCGCGTGTGGGTCAGGCCGATCCGTACCCAGAAGGACGTGACGACGGCGCTCAAGGATTCGTGGGGCGCTGCGACCGACGTGGCCGGGCTGTTCTGGAGCCGGCCGCTGAACGTGGTCGGGAAGCCCATCGAGGAGGCGCCCAGGCTGGGCGCGTTTGCCCGTGCCGAGCGGCTGGGACTATCACCTGCCGAGGCGGCGTTCGCCAAGCGGACCCAGACGGCCGACTTCGACGCCGGTGGCGCGTGGACGAAGCAGATGAACAACTTGATGCCGTTCCTGAATGCGACGACCCAGGCGGCGGCCGAGTTCGGCGCGCTGACGAAGAAGAATCCGCGCGCCTCAGCCGTGGCGCAAGGGGTGATCATCGGTACCATCGTCGCCAGCGAGATCTACAACCGCGCCATATCGCAGGAGGATCATCGCGACGTAAGCCGCCATCTGCGCGACCACGGGCTGGCGTTGCTGGATCCCCGCGAGCCCGAGGGCGAGGGTAAACGCGGCCTCGCGTTCGTGCCGCTGCGCGGCGGTGTGGGCATGCTGGTGCCGCTGATTCGCGAGGTCATGGGCCGCATGTACGGCGACAACCCGCGCACCTGGGAGCGGCTGGCGCTCGAGGTGTTCGGGACGTTGTCGCCGGTCGAGCCCGAGATGGGCGGCCTTGCTTCGCTTGTGCCGCCGCCGGCCAAGACCGCGCTGGAGCTCAGCGGGAACTACGACTATTTCCGCGACCAGCCGATCGTGTCCGAGAGCATGCAGGGGTTGCCGCCGACCTGGCAGTACAACGAGCGCACGTCGCAGGCTGCGCGGCATTTGAGCGCGTCCGGTCTGCCGGGCGTGTCGCAGAAGCCGCCGCTGGCCATCGACTACGCGATCCGCGCGATCTCGCCTGGACCGGGCGAGGCCGCACTGGGCCTGGCCGACGAGATCATCACGCGTACGGGCAACGCGCTGCCGGAGCGCCCGGCCAAGGGCGTGCCGGGCGCACGCGACATCCCGCTGGTGGGCGGCATCGCCGGTCGGTTCCTGCGCACCGCGGGCGAGGAGCAGCGCAGCGAGGCGTATGCCAGGGCGGACGAGATCATGGACATCAATCGTCAGAAGATGCTGGCCGATGTCGAAAACAGCGCGGTGTTCAAGGCGGCCACGCCGGACGCGCAGCAATCGATGTTGCGTTCGTTCGAGGCCGAGCTGGAGGCGCAGGCGCAGGACATCGCCGGTGTGGAGCCGAAAGACCGCGACCTGGGTCTGCCTGAGAAGTACGTGGGCGTGGAAGATCCTAAGTTGCAGCGGCAGATCGACCAGGCGCGCTCGAAGTACGACGCCTGGAAACAGGATCCCGCGCGCGCACCCGAACCGAGCGACGACGAGATCGTGCTCGCGCTCACGTATGGCAAGACGATCAACCCGTTGTATCGGATCGAAAGTCAGGAGTTCGAGGATCAGAAAGCTGAGATTCGGTACGAGGTGCAGCGTGCGCTGGCTGCCGAGCGCGACAAGCGCGTGAAGCGTTAGAGGGAGAAGGCATGGAGACACTGCAAGCGCTGCAACAAGAAGCTGCGGTGATGAAGCAGCAGATCGATGAGGCGCGGGCAGCAGCCCAGGAGGTTGGAGAAACCGGGAAGCCGACCTCGACGGCACTGCTTGCGCGGGAGCGTCTCGACAAGCTCGAGGACAACTACCGCCAGGTGCTGAACTCGATCGCCACGGTGTCGCAGGTACGTCCCGCGCCGAGTCCCTTGGGCGACAAGGTGCGCATTGATATCAATGGCAACCCTATTCCGGCGGGTGACACGACGACGCGTGTCGTCAAGGTGTATGACCCTGCGACAGGGCAATACACCGACTGGCCGGACCCATCCGCGACGGCGACCAAGCCCACACCCACGGCGGCCGACCAGCTCGAGCGGATCTACGATCCGAACAATCCGAGCAGGGTCATCAAGCTGCGCGACCCGGCCACGAATACGACCATCGACGTGCCCGACGTGGCGGCTGGCGGGAAGCCGACCGTCGTGTCCGGGGCGGGCGGGGCTGTCTATTCGTGGGATGGGGCGAAGCTCACGCCGCTCATCGCGGCCACGCCCGACAAGCCGCAGATCATCCAGAACCAGTCGACGGGCGCGATCTATTCGTGGGACGGCAAGTCGCTCACGACGCACAACGCGGGCAAGCCGCAGCCAACTGAGGGACAGGAGCGATCCAACGTCAAGGATGGTTACCACGTCACCGAGAAGTTCGTCGGTGGCGAGTGGACGACTGTCGCGTACGGGGATCCGGCCAAGCCCGGTCAACCCACGGAGGGGCAGACCCGCCCGAACACGAAAGAGGGCTACAAGGTCACCGAGACGTACTCGGGTGGGGAGTGGACGGTCACCGACGTGGGCGAGCGGGCCACGCCGCGCGAGTCGACCACGCTGAGCGCGCCATCGGACCAGCGCTACATCGTCCGCACCGACGCCGAGGGCAAGCCGGTCACCGTCGAGAATCCGAACTGGCAGCCCAAGACGACGGGCGACGTGGCCGCGCGGGTCGGCCAGCTCCAGACGCTGGCCCAGCAGAAGAAGGACGAGGTCATGAAGAAGGTCAGCGGGACGTATACCGCTGACCAGGCGCTGGCCGAGTTCAACACCTGGTGGGACCAGAACGTCGAGCCCCAGACCGCCGCGCTGCGGGCCGCGGGGGAAGAGGCGCAATTCCAGCGCGGCAAAGAGCTCGCCGGCATGCGCACGTCGGCCCAGACCGCCGCGCTGGGCGCGGGCACGCTGGCCCAGCGGGCGATCGAAGACCAGCAGAAGCGCACGGTCTCGGGCGACTTCCTCGGCGAGATGGGCAAGGTCTGGAACGCGACCGCGCAGGGCCAGGCCGCCGGGCCAATCGACTACACCAAGCTGGCGCGTCCCGATCGCGACGTGGCGGGCGAGGCGGCGCGGGCGACGGCCGAGGCGCTGAAGTACATCGATCCCATGGCGGCGCAGATGACGGGCACGGGCCAGCCGAGCTGGATGACCATGAACCCGGCCGACGCGCTGAATCGCACGAGCTATACCTCAGGCTTAGGCGGAGGGCCGGCCACGGCGCCAGTCATTGCGCCTGTAACGGATCCACTGGCCGGTCTTCCAGCTCCAGGCACGGCGCCCAATCTGTTCCACGCCACGCCGATCATTACCACGCCCGAGGGCGAGAACCAGTGGAGCTATCAGATGGAGGCCGCCAACGCGGCGCGGGATGCCCAGCAGGCGCAGGTGACGGCCGATCTTGAGGCACTGATAAACCAGCCGCAGGAAGAGATCGCGCCGTACGTGCCGCCTGTTGCGCTCGCGCCGCGGCCCGCGCCACGGCCAGTTGTCCGTCGTCCTGTGCCCACGGCGGTCAATCAGATGCCGTTCAACCAGCAGGCGCTGGCCGCGGGGCTGGGCGCGGGAGGACTTGGCCCGGAGCGCTACGTGCCGCCCACGTACCAGTACGGCGGGCAGTACGCCATGCCCGTGCCGTATTGATGCTTTGAACCCCTGGTGAGGAGAGACTAGGATGGCCGACGAACAACTGCAAAACACCCCTTCCGAGGAAGTCCAGAGCACCGATGCACCGTCGTCGGAGCCGAGTTCGGAGCGTTCTGAGGAGAAGGCTTCATCGCCCGCGTGGTGGCGGAAAATGTTCACCCGTCGTGGACAGGAGCCTGAACCGGAGCCCGAGGACGCGGCTGTTGAGGCGCAGGCGTCGAAGAAGCTGGAGCTGTCCCAGGAGGAGTTAGACCGTCGAGTCCAGGCCGAAACGGACCGTCGTGAGTTCAAGCGGCAGCAGGAAGCTCGAGCGCAAGAGCGGAAGCGACTGCGGGACACCGACCCGTGGGCGTATGCCGAGGAAGAGCGCAAGGCCGAGCAGGAAATTCAGAGCACCAGCCAGGTGCAGGGCTTCCTGCAGGGGCTGAGCGGCGAGCACGATCGCGTGGCGATCGACCCGCTGATCGAGCGGCTCCCACAGGCGGAGCGCGAGCGGATCTTCAAGATGGACGGCGCGGGCCAGGGACTCAAGGGTCGCAAGCTGGTTGTGACCGAAGCCATGAAAGCACTCGAAAAGCACTGGAAGGCCGAAGGCGAAAAGCAGGCCGAACGGAAGCTCAGATCCAACGCGGCGTTCCGCAAGCAGGTACTGGCGGAGAGCCGCGGCCAGACGGTGGAACCAGAGCTCCTGCCCGCGCTGAGCGCCTCAGAAGCCGACCAGACCGTGTCCGGGATTCTGCGCGGCTTCTACGGCACGCGCAATCACAACGAAGCGGGCTGAGATGACGTAGCGCACCTCGGCCCCCACAGAGGAGCAAGAGGTGCCCTACAACTCGATCGCGACCCGTGCCACACCTGGCGGTGGGCCGCTCATCCCCGAGGAAGTTCAGCGGTCCATCGTTCAGAGCATCGAAGAGAAGTCAGCCGCACTCAGGCTCATGCCGCACGTGCGCATGAAGCGGGCGCAGCAGCGCATCCCGGTGATGAGCCAGTTGCCGACCGCGTACTGGGTCACGGGCGCCTCGCTCGACGCCCGCGATATTGGCATGAAGCAGACGACCACCCTGGCCTGGGACAACGTCTACCTCAATGCCGAGGAGATCGCAGTCATCGTGCCCATCAGCAAGAACCTGCTGTCGGACATGGACTACGACTTCTGGAGCCAGGTGCGGCCCAAGGTGACCGAGGCGTTCGGCGTGGCGCTCGATGAGGCCATTTTCTTTGGCTTGAACGCGCCGACCACGTTTCCGCCGAGCATCGTCGCCGGCGCCCTCGCGGCAGGCAACGAGGTGGTGGCGGGCACGTCCACCGTCGATTTCCTCGACGATGTCAACAACGGCATGGCCAAGGTCGAAGAAGACGGTTTCGATATCAGCGGCTTCTGGGCCAGGCGCCAGGTGCGGGCCAAGCTGCGCGGCCTGCGCACTACTGACAAGGAGTTCATCTACTACCCGGATCAGGCGCCGACCGCCGACGCGCGCGTGGGCCAGTTGTTCGGCGAGCCGATCGTGTTCAACAACGCTGGTCTCTCGGCGTTCGCCACGGGTGCCACGGGCTACTCGATGATCGGCGGCGAGTGGGAGCAGTCGATGCTCGCGATTCGCGAGGACATCGATATGGAGATGTTCGACACGGGCGTGATCACCGACAACGGATCGCCGCCCATCATTCAGTACAACCTGCTCCAACAGGACATGGTGGCATTGCGTGTGACCGCGAGGTTTGCCTGGGCCATTCCGAATCCCATCAATCGCCAACAGCCGACCAAGGCCAGCCGCTACCCGTTCTTCACGATCAAGCAGAAGGCGACCACAGGCGGAGAGGGCTAACTCTCCGAAAATACCATGGACGTGCCGCTAACTATATTGGGGGAGCAACTGAATCTTATGCGCGGCCAACCCGATCCCAACCCGCCGACTCCGCCGGAGCCGGACGACGACGACCAGCCCGAGGCGCCGGATCCCAAGCCACAGCCGGAGCCGGTCCCACCCAGGCCGTAACGCTCATGCCCCTGAAGAAGGGTTCCTCGAAGAAAACAATCAGCAGCAACATCAGGGAGATGGTGCGCAGCGGCAGGCCGGTCAAGCAGGCTGTCGCTGCCGCGTACCGCTCAGCGGGAAAGTCGAGGAAGAAACGCTAATGCCGAAAACCAGAGTCATCGTTGCTACGACGAATCCGAAAGATGGATCGCCGCTGGCGCCCGGTCAGGAGGTCGATCTCGACGACGAGGCGTATGCCGCCTTGCGTCAGTCGGGCGCCGTGGAGGCCAGCGAGCAGGAACAGAAGGAGCACGCTTCGCCCGAGGCTGAAGGCAACTACTCGGCGCGCATGACGCGCGGCCAGGCGGGTGAGGCAGAGTCGGTCGAAGACGAGCCGCCCAGGACAAGGAAGAAGACCTGATGCCACGCGTGCGGTTCATCGCGCCGTCCGCCGATCCGCGGCCCGACAAGCTGGGCACCGTCTACGGCGCCGGGCACGAGACGGACTACGACCCCGACGACTACGACTACATCAAGGTGCTGCTGCTCGAGGGCAAGGCCGAGCTGCTCGACGGCGTGCCCGAGGGCATGCTGGCCGCGCCGCCAGAACAACAGACGGAGCCACAGCAGCAAGCGCAATGATCAGTCTCGCGGAGCTGGAGAGGGAAATCGCGAGGCGGACCGGCCCGTTCTTCCAGGCGTACCAGGACACGGGCGAGCCCACGTCGTCGACCACGACGAGCGCCATCATGTCCAGCCTGAAGACCAACGCGCTCCTGGGCGGACCCGAGAACCTGTGGCTGCTGCGGCGGGGTCTTCTCATCGACGGCAGCCCTACGCCTGAACCAATAGACGAGGTCGACCGCGTGCGCATGGTGCAGACCTTCGACTCGGGCGCGGGCCGCGTGATCGTCGATCGCAACTGGCGCGAGCCGATGTACTCGGGCGAGCTCGCGGACTTCATGCATTTGCATCCGTCGCAGGAGCTGCGGCCGGTGGTGCTGGCGGGGCTCCGGCGGTGCTTCTTCGAGGACCGCGGGCGGCTGTACCCGAACGTCTCGGGTGGCCAGATCGACGTGACCGCGACGCTGCCGTGGGTGACCGACCCGTCGCAGGTGCTGCGCGTCCAGGCTGGCTACGGGTACGCCACGGGCGCGGTGCCGTTCGAGGCCATCACCCAGGCCGGGCACGTGCTGCTTACGGCCAGCGGTCCTATGTCGCCCGCGGGCCAGTGGTGCACCGTGCTGCGTCCAGTCTGGTCGTGGGTCAACGGCGATGAGTCCGTCACGGGTCCGACCCAGGACGACGACATGCTGGCGGTCGACCTGGACTATGCCGCGGCCGCGGGGCATATCTCCGCGTGGCAACTCTTTCCTTCAAGAATGTACGCCGCGGCAGCAGGAAATCTTCAAGCCACTCAAGAGATGGCAGCCAGGGAATTTACTCGTCAAGCCATGATCTGGGGTCCGGCACCGAGCCGCGAGATCGCCTTCAAGGAAGTGGTGAGGTTGCCGTTATGACTGCTCCGCCGTCTGTCGTCGCCAACTGGAACGAGATCGACGGCAACCCGCAGCCGC